AAAAAGGAGGATATGACCGTTTGATAATTCTACAACAGAAGGCAAAATACTCAATATAGTTGCGTGAGCTATAGCGTGATGAGCTATAGGTAGCACTAAGGTGAAGACTAACCTTGCTAATGCTTTAAGCAAAGTGCCTCAGAGACAACAATCAGAGATATACGAGTGGATGCTGAGTAGATGAACAAAAGAATTAAGTCAACAAGCTGCGAAGTCTCTAGATAGTGTTACTTCTTTACTAATTAATCAGTAATGCCCCTATGAGTAAACAGTCAGCTAGAATAGAGCTAGCTATGAGAGAACTGGAAAAGAGGCATGAGAAACAGCGTAAGTCGTTGTATGAGTTTATAAAGTTCTATCGAGAGAAGGAGAAAAAAGAGACACTTGATGAGAATCGACACATAAAGCTTATATGTGATAAGATACAGGATGTGCATGATGGGAAAGTAAAAAGACTTATGATAAATGTCCCGCCAAGGTCGTTAAAGACACAGATAGTTTCGATAGCTTACCCAGCGTGGGCTATGTGACAAGATTCTAGCAAGCAGTTTATGGGTATATCATACGCTAGTTGACTTGCAGAAGACAACTCTAGAGACTGTAGAAACATGTATGTCAGTGAGACTTATCGCAAGTGTTTCCCAAGAGCTGCTGCTATACAAAAAGATCAGGACACAAAGAAATACCGGAGGACAGAGGACGAATGACACTACTACGCATCATGATCTACAGGTACTATTACCTGAAAGGGTTGTGATGTGCTATTGATAGACGATCCGTTAAAGCCTGATGAGGCGGATAGTGATACCGTCAGAACAGCTGTCAACAACAACTACTATGACACGTTAAAATCTAGGCTGAATGACAAAACAACAGGGGCTATAATTATTATTATGCAAAGGCTGCATGATTGAGATCTTTGCGGGGATCTTCTTGAGAAAGAATCAAACTGAACGTGAGAGAAGTGGGAAAAACTTATAATACCTTCTATAGCAGAAGTTGACGATGAGTATAGAAAAATGTGAGAAAGTTTTTTCGAGAAGAGATTCCCAATAAGGATATTAAGACAACTCAAACAAGAAAAAGCTATAACATTCTCTTGCCAGTATCAACAGAACCCTGTTAATAAAGAGACACAAGAGTTCCATGAAGAACGATTCAGATACCATGGGCAATGAACGGGTGTAGAAACACCTCTTAGACTCAGGGTGTTCACCACCTGTGATCCAGCTTTCAAGAAGGGGCAACACAACGATAATAGTTGTATAATGACGGCTTGATTTGTCAACGATAAAATGTATATACTAGAGTATACTTTAGGCAAGTGGAGTGCCGACGTCTTACTAGACAAGTTAGTATATCATATAAAGAAACGGAGTCCAGAAAAATGTGGGATAGAAGCATTCCAAGCGCAGACAATGATTTCTACCTTCTTGAGAAAGAAGTTACAAGAAATGTGAATAAGTTGTACTATAGAAGAAATAACGCAGAGATGAGATAAATTATCTAAGATTAGAAGACTTGTTCCTTTGTACAGAAACTGACTAATATACCATAAACTGTGAATGGAGGAGCTAGAATGAGAGCTGAAAAGGTTCCCAAGAGGTAAGCATGATGATGCTATAGATGCTGAACAAATGTTATATGATCTATACACTATACAGCCTAACTCTATCACTACAAAAATAGATATAAAGATGGAATGGGATGAGTACTGAAGACCACTAGAACCTGTTTTTTACTGAGATGATTGGCTAGCAAATGCTTAATCTTACAGAACAACAACAGATTGACATCGTAAAGTTCACAAAAAGTTGTTCTGCGACTTGGGAGATGCAGTTGAATACATACATGTCTAGAATGGCTCGTCTGTATGAGGCTGTCACTACTTTCAGATCAAAGAAAAGAAGCAAGTGGCGTACAGACTTTAAAGTAAATAAGGCATTTGAGGTAGAAAACAAAGTGCTACCAAGGATAGTGGCGCATAGCCCATCTTGGATCACTTCTCTCAGAACTGATGAGTTTGATGCAGGAGATAGAAAGAAACTAACTCAAGAGCAACTAGAAGAAAAGCATGACACTGTTGTCTCTAAGGCTGTTCTTGCGATTAGAGACTATTTGAAAGAAAGTTTTGACAAAGATGACACCGCTGAGAGTGTAGAGTTACGAGTGAAAAACACCGTTAGATATGGTATGTGATGGGCTAAGGTATGATATATGTATGACATAGAGAGACAGAAGAGATGAAACGGTGTTATGGAAAACGTGTTTTGACAAAGACCAGTTATAGAGGTGATGAATCGATCAGATATATTGTTCGATCCTAGATACTTATCTATGAAAGACTTCCCTTGAATCATTGAGACTAAAAGGTGAGTAAGACTGAGTTACTTTACGAAAGCCCCGGAAGAATACGAGAACATAGATAAATTACTAGAACTAGCGAAGGCTGGCACTGATGCATCATCTAGTGCACAGTCTTACAAAGACAGAGTTTATGCGATCACATGAATAGCCCCAACGTGAGGAGATAAGTTTAATATGAATGACTTGACTATAAAGAAATCATATGTGTACTTTGAAATAAAGAAAGATGAAGATAGTGAAGATGAGATGGACGGGTCATGAGAAAGTTTGTATGAATTTTGGACAGTAAATGATATGGTTCTTGTTTATGCGAAGGAGATAACACAGATTCCTTTTGAGGTGATCAAATGCTTTCCAGATACGGATACATTCCTGGCTACAGGATTCTTAGAGCAGATCATAGGGTTGCAAGAAGAACTAAACTTCAAGAAGAATAGTGCTAGTGAGTACATTAATCAAGCGTTAAACAGAAATTGGATACGGTCTCCTATGTCTGGGATAAATCCTAAGCATCTCAATAGTGCGCCAGGGAATATCATCCCAACTACTAAGGATTGAGCTACTGCACAGCAGAACACCGTAGAGTTACAGTTTAGACAATTACCTGTGAACTACTTCCAAGAGCAAGCTGACTTTGAGAGACAGATACAGTCTATGACATTCACTATAGACACATCTAGTCAGACTGGGAACCAAGCTTTGACTAATACTGCTACATGAATTAAAGTAAAGGCGTTTGAAAGCAACTCAGTAGTGAATTATGTAAGAAAGAACTTTGAAAGAGCGATGAGTAGACTAGCATATAAGTTCTTACAGTGCACCTTCGAGAATCTAGATGATAATGTGATAATAAAGAAGCTAGACGACGAGTGATTCTGGAACATGAACAAAGAGATTATGAGGGACGCTATAAGAAGATACGCGATAAAGATAGAAGCATGAAGCTCTACGTTTGATTCACAAGAACAAAGAAGAGCAGACGCTATAGCACAATGGAACATAGCACAACAAGCAAAAGCAGCATGAGTCAATGTAGATTTGTGAGAACAATATAAAAGGCTTATGTCGACGTTTGAATGAGTAGACGAGAACAAGTTACTGAAAGCAGAAATCCCACAACTATGACCACAACCTCCTGCTGGTGGATGAGGTAGACCTCTTCCAATGCCAGTAGACCAACCTAATGCTGGGGACATCCCCTTATAATATACTTTATTCTCTCCTACAGTACACCCCATGAAGCCATCACTTATTCTAAAGTTCGTACAAGAGAATGTGAGTAAGATGCTAAGTAAAGTTTCTGAAAAGGAATGACTCGAGCAAGCATCAGATTACTACGAACTACAGAGAAAGTCGATCACGGCTATCAAGGATACTGCAGGGTATGAAGAGATCAAGAAATATTGGTACCTTGTTTACGATGATGCTATTGCTAGGTTCACTGCTGTTGATGTCAATAACGTCTGAGCAGTAGCAGAGTTAAAAGCTGACGTGAAGAGGGCGAAAATGTTCCTTGAATTCTTAGAGAATATAACCGCATAACTTTTATAATTTATTCGCCAAAATGAGTAGAACACCAGACGGGGGCACTCCTGCATGACAGGAACAAGCACAACCGAATGACTCTAACCAGGCACAAGAGACTAGTGTTAATTGGGAGGAGAGGTACAAAAATTTACAATCTGATTACACTAAAAAGTCTCAAGAACTAACAGAAATGAAGAAGAGTGCGTCTTGATGAGAGACGATTGACGCAGATGAGAAACAACTAAGAGATCGACTTACACAACAATGATTTGTGAAGAAAGAGGACGTTATGTCCCAAATGGAACAACAGAAGTATGAGACAGGCTTTTCTAAACTACTTGATGTTTATCCAGATCTTGGCAAGTATGTTC